AGCTGATCCGGCGCCTCGAGGAGATCCGCGAAGACCGCGGTGCCGCTCCCGTCGACCCCGCGGAGCTGGCGGAGGCGCTCCTGAGCGCGGTCCCCGACCTCGACGACGTGACCTTCGCTCGTCTGGCGGAGGCGGTGGACCTCCGCCGGGGGACGCGCCAAGCGCGCCGGGAGATCGTCCGCTGACGGTGTCACCGCTGGTCGTTGCGAGTCAGGCCGCGCGCGCGCTCGCCGAGCGGAGGCGGACGCGCCCGATCGAGTATATGCGGTGGGCGCCGCTGCAGTGGCGATTTCTGGCTTCGAAACGGAAGGTCCGCCAGATCCGGGCAGGCAACCAGGGCATCGGGAAGACGACGCCGATGTTGGCGTTTGTTGTCGGCGACTGTCTCGGTGAGCACCCACTGTCGTACCAGCCGCCCGACGTGGTCGCCGCGGCGATGGCGGCGGGTCTTGAGCCGGCGTACCCGCTGGTATGGGCGAAGCCGCCCGAATGGTGGCTCGTCTGCTCGAGCTGGTCGCAGTCGCTTGGAATCCAAGAGAAGTTGTGGGATCTGCTTCCGAAGGACAGACTGTCCGACCGCACGGTGTACGACCGCGCCTCGGGGTTCGCCCCCACGAAGCAGCCAATCGTGGCGTTCCGCAACGGGGCGCTGATTCGAATCAAGACGGCGGGGCAGGACACGATCGACTTCGCAGGCGCGACGCTGCGGGGCGTGGGCTTCGACGAGCCGCCTGGGTCGCTGCGGATGTTCACCGAAGCGCTGATGCGGGTGGCCGAGATCGACGGCTATCTGCTGCTCAGCTACACGCCGGTAAACGCGGACACCAGCTACCTGCAGGAGCTGGTGGCGTCGGGGCAGCTCGAGGACTTGCACGCGCGCCTGACGGCGGATCAGCTGATTCCGATCGGCTGCACGGAGCCCCTAAAGACGAAGGCGGGGATCCCGAAGGACGATGTGTGGATCGCCGAACGGGAGCAGAAGGTTCCGTCGCGCGAGCGCGAAGTCGTTGTCCACGGCGAATACGATGCCGGGCCGGAGGGCGCCTACTTCGAGGGCGCCTGGGACTCGAGCCGCATGGTGCTCCACACCGACCCGCCGGGCATGCACCGTGAATGGCTGACGCTGGGCATTGACCACGGCGACCGGCCTGGAAAAGAGTGTGCGTACCTCATGGTTGTGACGCCGCCGGAGGACGAAGGGGCGGGGCACCCGCACGTCCACGTTCTGGACGAGTACGTGGCGCAGACGGGACAGGAGACTCCTGAGGACGATGCTCGCGGCATTTTGGCGATGTTGCGTCGACACGATCTGGCCTGGACGGATTTGCGGTTTGCGCTTGGCGACCGTGTCCACGCACCAGGGCGTGCGCAGCAGAAGTCGAACCGCGACCTGCAGGCGCAGATCGCCAAGCTGCTCAAGGTGCCATTTGACGGGCTGCGCCCGCAGGTGCTGACGGCGAAGCGCGGCGAGGGGCGCGGCGCGGGCTCGGTGGGGGTCCGGTCGCGGTGGCTGCACCATCAAATGGTGCGCGGCCTGTTCACGGTGTCGGCGCGGTGCATCCGGCTCATCAACGCCATTCCGCGCTACACTGGCCGGGACGATGATTCGAAAGACCCGATCGACGCAATCGTGTACGGTTGCGACCGATTGGTCTATGGCGGCTGGCGGTCGAAGCAAGCCAGCAACGTCAAGCTGTGGTAGGAGGCGCTTATGTTTCTTCGACACCTGCTTCCGCTTGATGTGCCGCCGCCCGTTTCGGATGCTGGCGACCAGCAGCGGATTGAGCATTCTCGCTTGCGCCGTCGGTTGATGTACGGGCTCGGGCGGGAGGACGTTCGGGACCGCATGCGGCTGGCGTTCGGGGCGTTGCGGTCAGACGTCATCGGTGAGCCAGACTTGTCGGGGAACCCGCTGCTGGCTGCGTGCACGGCGGTGGCGGCACTGTATGACCGCGATCCGGTTGTCACCCATCCGGTGGGCCCGGCGGCCACCACGGCGCTGGCCCCGCACCTTCGCACGCTGTGGCCGCTGATGCAGCGGGTGCAGCGCGACGCGGTGGCAATGCGCGAGATGTTGGTTCGCGTGGACTGGCGGGTGGACGCGGCGGGGACGCCGGAGATCGTGTACCGCCCGGTCCCGCCCGATATGGTGCAGATGCGTCACGACCCGGCGCGGCCCGACCATCCGCTCGAGGTCCGCGAAGCCGTCCGCGTCCGCGACCAGGTCGGGCGCGAGGAATGGGTCTGGGAGGTGTGGCGGGTTGCTGCGGATGGCACTGACGGGTACCACGCGTGGCACGACTGGGCGACTGATGAGGACGTGTCCGAGCGGTATGGCCGCATGGCTGAGACGGGCCCGACGTACCAGTGGAGGACGCTCGACGGCCGCTACGTGCTGCCCTACGTGCTGTACCACGCGGCGCTGACGGGGGCGCTTCTCGATCCGTACCACGGGTCCGAGCTGGTTTTTGGCACGCTGGATGTGGCGGTACTGTGGACGTACCATAGCCACATCATCCGCAATGCAGCGTTCGAGGTGCGGTACACCCTGGGCGCGCGCATTGGCGCCGAGCTTGACTATGGCGACACCGGCGGCGGGCCGCGCATGCGGGCGGTGGCTGATCCTACGGCGGTGCTGTCGGTGCAGCGGGACCCGGACTTCGACGGGCAGCCGCAGATCGGGGCGCTGGCTCCCAGCGCTGACCCGCTGGCCATCGCGGAGGCGATCGTCATCCGGGAGCGCCGGCTGATTGCCTTTGCGGGCTTGAGCCCGGCAGACGTGCACCGGACGTCCGGTGACCCGCGCTCGGGCTACAGCCTGGCCATCACGCGCGACGGCCAGCGCGAGGCGCAACGCCGGTACGCTCCGGTGTTCTCGCCGATCGACGAGGAATTGATGGGGCTGTCGGCGACCGCGCTGCGGCTGGCCGGCGGGCCGGTGCTCCCGGAGGTTGGCTGGTCGGTGCGGCACCAGCTGCTGCCGGCGTCGCCGGAAGAGCGGGATGCCGAGCGGCGCGAAGTGCTCGAGCTTATGGCGCAAGGGCTGATGGGCCGGGCGGAAGCGCGCGCGCGTCTGACCGGTGAGTCGATGGAGCAGGCAGAGCGAATCTTGGCCGCGCTGCGGCCGATGATGGGGGCGTGATTGGCTGACGAGCAGCAGGAAGACCCGATCGAGGCCGCCGAGAACATGGCCGCCGCCAACGGCAACGCAGCGTTCGCCGAGCGTTTGCGGCATCAAGCGGCGCAGATCCGCAGCGCGCGCGCGGAGGCTGCCAAGCTCCGCGCCGAGCTGGACGGCGTCAGCAAGAGCCACGTCCCGATGACAGAGCTCGAGAAGCTGCGCAGCCAGATCGAAGTCGAGCGCGCGTCTTGGTCGGCAGAGCGGGCGGTGTATTCGATCGGCATCACCGACCCGCAGGCGATCAAGGTGGCGCAGCTGTTCCACGCTGACCTTCCCGAAGCCGAGCGGCCGCCGTTGGCCGATTGGCTGAAGGGGCTGCAAGCCGAGCCGAGCAAGGCGCCGAAGGCGTTGCAACTGTACTTTGGCGCTCCGGCGTCGACTGACCAGCCGCAGGGGAATCAGCGGCGCGCTGCTGCTGCGCCGCCGGTGGCGGCGTCGGTGGCGACGACGACGACGGGCGCGACTTCGGGCGAACTGTCCGCTGAGCAGATTCGCCAGATCCAGCAGCGCGCGCGCGAGTCCGGGGACTGGGCGGAGTGGGATCGGTACTTCCCTCGGAAGTGACAACCAGGGCGGACCGTGGTAGCGTGAAAGCAACGTCTACCACTTGGCACCGCGAAGCCGGCGATACGGGCGCAACCTAGCCAGGCCAGACGAACGAGCCGAACATGGCCAACGAGATTCTGTACGCTGGCGTTGCGGACCTTCGCACCGCCGAGATCCTGTCCGGTGAGTACCTTCGCCTGCTCGCGGCCCGCGAGTCGCTGCCGCAGCACCCGGCGCTCGTGTACGGCGGCGATGCCGCTGGCAGCGGGTCGGTTGTGGTCAAGATCCCGCACCTGGGCCTCGACGGCTACGACCTTCCGTCGTCCGTGGCGGACGGCGCGGCGATTGCGAACACCGCGCTGTCCGACGGCTCCACCGCCATCACGGTGGCGCGGTACAGCAAGGCCTACGAGATCAGCGACCTCGCGCGCCTCTCGGACCGTGGCCTGCTGTCGCCGCAGGCTTTCGCGCAGGACGCGGTCGTCTCGTCCGCCGCGCT